GGCATTGTTTGTGTCATCATAACACGGTAACCATTGAACTGTCCAGAAGATTGGAACCCTTGAGTTCTTCCCATGTAGTCCATAGTACCGTTTTGATACCACCATTTAAGTTGATTATCCCACTTCAACTTCAACATGTAGATGTTGTCGTTTCCAGTATCAGTGATGTCGAAGATCACGAAACTGTATGATGATAACGGGTTACCATCAATGATTGGGTTTTCGATGTCGTTTGTATGTAAGTTGTCAAATGCTGGGTTAAGTACAAACTTAACGTTAGCTAAGAATGGAATAACATAACTTGTGAACGCAAAACCGAAGTTTAAGTCCATTGCATTAGTTCCATTGATTGCATTACCAATACCTGTGTTAGCCGAACCTGAAGTAAGAACTAAACCAGAGTTTACAGCTTCACGCTTAATGGCTTCATTCACCATACGCATTCCACCAATACCAGTTTGTACAATCAATTGACGATTTGGATCCGGACCTTGGAACTCCACACGACCAGCGTAGAAGTTGTAGATCTCTCCACGGAATAACTCTAAAGAGAAATTCGATTTGTTGTATACTTTCTTGAACGAGTTGTCTAATTGTTTCCAAAGACCAACTGATAAACGCATGTCATCTGGACCATCTTGCTTAATACGTCCACCATGACCCCACATTAGGTAAGTCTCGATGTCAGTAGCAATCTTAGTTAAGTGAGCAGCTTCCATTGTAGTAAGGAATGTACGGCTTAATGTACCATTGCCCATTGCACGCTTCAAGTACTCTTTACCCATTGTATTAGCCATACCTTCAATACTGGTAATAGCTGGATCTAAAGACTTGTCAAAATTACGCCAGATCTCAGTTACAGGAACTGTACCATCTGCATTCATTCCACCACGAGCCATTAAATCTGCACGAGAAGAAACTGAATAATGAACGTGAGCTTCAGCTCCACCTACGAAGTTGTAGTATTCACGGAATCCAGAACGAGATTGGATATCTGAGAATCTCTCACCATATTCACCACGAGCAGAACCTTTACGGAATAATTTAGTTTGGTTGGCAAGATACTTGTTCTCAAGGAACTTGTAGTTGTCATTGTTCACTAACTGAACAGTGTAGATGAATCCGTCTCCGATTGGTAAAATGTCATCAACAGTGATGTACATCTCACAACCATTGTACTTGTCATAAGTGATGATATCACCATGTCCAAATTCACGCTTGTTAATCTTGATTTTGAAAGTAGTACCGTCAATACCTTTAGTCTCATTTTGAGGCTCGATATCTTCGATGATATACGCTAAGTCTTGGGAAACCGGAGTTTGCCATTTGTACTCACCGCGTGCATTATCTACTTCGATAATATTTTTACCACCGAATGATGATAATTGGTAAAGGGGCATTTCAACCTTTTGAGTCATGGCCCAGATATCAACTGGTCCTAGGTTCATTGGTTCTGCGTCCTTTAGCATATTCACTAAGTGGTATGAATCCACATGTGAACTCGCCTGGTAGTTCGTGTCACGCAAGAACATACCGTTGTTAAATACTGGAGTTGCCATTTTTTTGTCGTTTGTTTTTAGTTATTATTTATGTTAATTGTTTATGTATTATCTCTTAAAAAAATCACTTCCTGAAGGACGTTTTAAACCTCTCGGTTTAGCTGAATCCTCTTCATCGTTTGCTACAGTAGATGCTATCTTTCTAGCCTCTTCTGTTTTTAACTTTCTTACTGCTTCTGTAACAGCTTCTTTTTTACCACCTTCTCTTAGCTTAGCTTTGTATCCCTCAGGATCAGCTAATAACCACAAGGCCTCTGCAATTAGATCATGTCTAGGTTCTGTAAATTGATACTTATCAAGTAAGTGACCTAGTAGATTTGTTTGCTTGCCATTTGGTGTTGCAAATTTTGGTTGTGTAAGTCCTACATAAAGTAAACTTTGAGTTTTTTTATCAAGTTTAACTCCATTAAGTTCACCAGGTTCTAACACCTCATATATATTTTTCATATAATGTTGAGACTGTTCAATCTGATCTTTACGCAACTCTTCTTGTTCTTGTACTTTATAAGCTATATACTTCTCTTGTAGAGCATCTAACTTTGGTTTAAACTGGGCTGCTTTTTTCTCAAGCATTCCGTCTGTATCTTTCCATTCATCTAATTGCTCTTCAATCTCAGTAGCATCCCCAAACTCAGTTGATTGTAGGTATTGACGAGCAATAGCCTCTGAACCAACGTCAGTTCCTGGATCTAATTTAGCTACTCTTTCTGCTTGGCCTAAGTGAAAGAATAAACCTTCTAAGTCTTGACCACCATCGGCTACATACTTTGCAGCAAACTTTAGCTTATCAGGTAGCGCATTAAAGAATTTAGTCGGAACTTCGTTTTCTAACTTACGTTGTTTCTCGGTATCGTTGGCTTCATATAATTCCTCATAATCAGCAAGTGTATACTCTTCTAAAGGTTTTTCATCTTCAAAAGGAGTGAGCAACTTCTTCTCGATCAATTTCTTGGTCATTTGATAAAGGGCATCTTTATCTGTTTTAGGGCGACCAACTCCTGCACTTTTCTTAATCTCCTCTTCCCCTAGATTGTCTAATTCTTCTAGAGCTGCTTTACCCTCTGCAACTGCTGCTGCTTTTTTAGCCGCTTCTTCATCTGCTGTCGTAGCCGCTTCTATTTCTTCTGCGGTTTTAACCACAGGGTCTTTTGTTTCAGACTTGTCAAGGAACGTTAGATCCACTTGTTTACGCGAGAAAAGATTATTCTTTTCTTCTTTATTCTCAGGCAGCATTACACTATCTGATCCTGGCTGTGCTAATAAGGATGCAATCTCATCGATTTCGACCTCTTTAGTTGTTGTTGTTACTTCTGGCATATTGTTGGTTTATGTTGGTTTAGTTACGCTGTTCAATATAATATAACAAAAATATGCAAATAAACTTGATAAAGTTGGAATTATTTAAGACTTGAACAACTTTATTTGCAGTATAACGCTATAATCCTTTCTTCTTCTTATCTAATCTTTTCTTGGTATCGAATTTATTCTTATTTTCTTGCGCGATTCTAAGGTTCGTTGCAGCGATTTCTTTTTGTGCAGCGATCTTTTCCCTGTCTATCTGGAGTTTATCAGCATTGTGGCGACTTTTATTAGTCTCCTTCTCTTGATCAAAAGCCATAACCTGACCAAACTCATCACTGCTTTGAATCTGATTTAATGCATCTAGGTAATCACTTTGAGCATTTTCATTAAGATCTACAGCACCGGCCATTGCAGCGGCGCGTATCTCAGCAACTAAGATATCCTTACGGATATTCTTCTCTTGAGTCATGTCTTCATGATCGATCTGCATTTGCTTCTCTTTAATACGAGACTCTGCTTCCATCTGCTTAAGTCTCTCTTGACCCTGAGCTTCTTCTTGACGTTGGCCATTAGCCTTCTTCTCAGTAGATTTAAGCACTATATTAAGCTCAGCTAATGATTCTGCCTGCATTAAGTTACCTAGATCGTAGATACTAGCCCCTGTGGTGTTATTACTAATAGCTAATTGTTTCATTTGTTCTAGAATAGCTCTGTGATTTGCGCGTGTTGTACAATAGATATTAAGATCTCGAAGTAATAAATCGGTACCGTTCATTTCAAAGTTTACCTTTTCTTCGTTACTGGTCATGTACTGTAGACGTAAGGACGGTTTCTTTGATTGATAATACTGAGCTAAGTCCGTACGCATCTGATGTACGCGAGGCATTAAGTAATCAGAGTGTTGAATAAAGTATAGTTCAGTCTGAGCATATGAGCCGGCTACTGCTTGCTCTACTCCTTTGGCCGTATCTGTTTGGCCAATCTGTTGACCCAAACGTTGAGGAGTAATACCGATTACTTCAAAACATTGTTGCTTAAAGTAATTGGCCATCTGAATCCTCGATAGCATACGATTGGTTTGTTCCAGGTTCATTACCTGAAAGTGTTGAAAGTTTAATGCATTCTCGGTATTAGTGATAGAAGTATCTAATGGTAACATTGAGAAATTCTTCATTGCTACATAGGCTTTAGCCAGATTGTTCTTTCCCCAATCTTCATTCATCGAATGACGAGGAAGAGCGTTTTGATCTAACATGATCACAGTACCCAATTCATCAACAAGGATGTCGGCGATCTGGTTGTTTACAATGTTATATCCTATCTGGAAAGGCTTGGTAAGATCTACTAGAGATGTTGACTTTGTATTACGATCGTTAAATACGGCGCCTTCAACTGGAAGCTTACAACCATAAAGAGTATTATCCCCTTTGAATTGGAACTTTAATGGCCCAATCTTATTACGATCAATACCTAAATACATAGGACTAACTCCATTGGCATTATTCATACCGTAGTAACTTGGTAAATTAGGCCCTATTTTAACTCCTCCCATGGTCTGGTTAATCCAGATCCAATCGATATGTTCTCCGAATACTAGAGTATCCTTAGTTTTATTCTTGATCAATAAGTTATTATAAACCGGTTTATCTGTAATGGTGTAATCTTCTGTTATGATATCCACAGTAGACTCTCCTGATTCAGAGATTTTGGTAAGATGTCCCACCTTAACTTGAGATTTCCAATATGCGGTTGTAACACGTAATAAGAACGCGGTACCCAATGGAGCGTAGTCTTCTGTTTCAGACATGATCCAGTTAACGATATCTCCACCGCCGGTGATAGAATCAAACCCACCATTAGGTGAATTGGTCATCATCGATGTCAATTGACGATATGCTAAACCTGGCGCATTAGTATTCCACTCATGAGACTTAGTAGCATCATAGTAACTACCGTCATTCTGATACCCCTGTAAAGGATATCCTGCAGCACGGATAGGATAGATAGCTTCAAGAGATTCTAATTGATCCTGGGTCATTAAATACCCGTACTTATCAATTACATCTGAGATGGTCATCATATCAGTTCTTCCTACCCAGTTACCCTGAGAGATATATCTTGCCTCAGGAGACTTGTGGTAGAATGTAAGAAGTGGGTTCCATAACTCAACATCGTAGTCATCTTCGCTCATACGGAAATGCCAGAATTCACGATCGGTGATCAACATATCACGGAAGGCGCGCTCCTCTAATTCATCCATAGAGAAACGATCGCTATCTACTTTATGTTGATGAACAGCCCACTGTTCAGACATACTGCGATAATCTTTATCAAAAAAGCTTTGGATTTCAGGAAGAGTCTTAAGATTTTCTGGAGACATTTCCTCCTGCATCTGTTGTTGAACTTCAGGATCTTCAAGATCTTGATTCATAGACATCATTTTGGCCATCATTTCTTCTTGAGCACGTCCTAGTAAAACCTCTTCAACTTGAGCTCTTTTCTGTTCAAGTTGTTCGTTGTAGGAGTATTCGTCTACACCCTTGAAGGCCACCTTTGAATTTCTTTTGGCGAACTCAGCAACTAATACGTTAATGATATTCGGTACAATAGGATAGAACTTAAGTTCCAGTGCACTCATATCCTCTTCGATCAGGGTATCGACAAGCTCTCTCATCTCATTATCCTGTTCTACGATATAATCACTTTTATCAATCTGACCCTTAGCCAGTTTGTAGTTCTTCATTAAACGCCTAGCATTACGGCGGATCTGTTTGATCCCATTCCATTCTAACCAGTCCATGTTCCAAGCGGTCCATTCCTCATCTTTATCTTCAAAAGGTAGGAATTGAATCGGTTGGGTTATAGTACCCATGCGATTGGCTTTAGCTTTCTTACCGGACTTTAGGTCCATTGCATTTAATACTTCCATGCTATCTTAAATTTTTATATGGGTTTCTAGGTGGTTTCCCACCATTGCCATTACCTCCCTTTCCAATATGACGGAAGGGTGTATGTTGTAATTTATACAAATTTTCTGACTTTTGCAAATGTTTCTTATCAAGGTTGTCAACCCTTCTCTTGTATCCTCTATTAGATTCTTGTACTTTAGCAAACGCTACCAGAGAAGCTAGAGCTACTAATCTATCCACGTTAAGACCTTCTTCATAAGCACCCATTTCAACCATAGCCATGATGTCAGGAATCCTTTCAATACCATACTTAATCTTAACTACGGTGCCATCCGGCATAGTCTCACGATCCAACTCTTCCATTAAGAATTGGATTAAATAACTTAAAAGATGTGTCTTAAATAAGACTCCGGTATTCTTCCATCCATAATCTTGGTATACGTTTCTATTGGCGCCAAGATCTTTTAAGAACATGATCTGATCCTTAGGAACTAGATACTTCTGTTTGTTCTTACCGATCATATACTGGATAAACAGGGAGATGTTATTCTCTATGATTGTCCAGGCATTATACCATTCAATGATTAACTCGAGACGTTCGTGGGTCATGTTTAAATCATCAAATCTACCGCACCATGAGGCTACTATCTTATCTTGTTCTATAAAGGTCTCTGTCTTACCAGCTTCATCTATTCTTGTAACTTCTATTGCTCTCTTGTAAATATAGATAGAGCATAGAGATTCCGAGGTAGTAGTCTTACCCTCAGAGACCGGATCGACAGAACCATAGTATGTACCCCATTCTGCTTTTTCATCAGGTCTTTCATATACTACAAACACACCTGTTTTATCCTCTGTTTTCTTAGTAATAGGGAATTCTGTGATTGGTATTTTATTACTCTTAGATACTTTGACTTTACCTTCAGCATCTCTGGAGATGTCAAGAAACTCACTAACATATCCTTTGTCTTCGATTCGTCTCTTCTGGGCAGTAATTAAATGCTGTGGGAATAAGGAAACGGTCCTATGCGCAAAAGCTTCTGCGATATTACGCGGGCGTTGAGATATTCTTAATTGATATAAAGCAGGTTCAAGATCCTTCTTCATCTTCTCTCTACTTATATTAAGCGCCTCTAATGCTTTCTCAACAAGTGAATTACCCCACTTATCAATATAAGGAGGCATAGACCATTGTTCCGGAATAAATAAACCAGTTTTTCCTACAGTCCCTTTATCATCAAGAAGATTACTTTCTACAGCATAGATGTCATTTACTTCTGGATACTTAACCATGTGCTCTAGAGGTTTGCACTGATCTAGTTCACCTACAGAACCGGCTATAATAAACATACCAGTTACGATCTCACCCATTGATAAAGCGGATAACATATACTCTTTAGTTTTGTCTGCAGTAGAGGCGATACCACCCTCTTCATAAAAGAATAATCTACAGTCACCGCCGACACCATTAGTAGGATCTTGCTCTAAAGTACAACCTTGAATAACCCCCTTACCACCAACCATCTCAGGACGACCGTTAATCTCTTCCTGAATTTGTTGTTGCCACATCATTACTTTACCTGGATTCATTGGACGGTACCATGCCGTCTTACTATCTAAGAATGACTTGTATTCATCTAGGAATTTCCAAGAACCTTTCTCATTGATCTTATCTTTTAGAGAGGCGCCCATCTTAATGATCGGAGTCTCTTCGAACCATATGAGATTTATCATCTTTGCGCAATGGTAGTAAGAAGATGCGATCTGTCGTTTCTTAAGAATTGCGCAGTGGAGATAATGCAACTCTGCTAACAATTCGTAAATGGCCATGTAATATTGGGTATCCCAAACTTGAGGAAAGGCAAGCTTTCTTTTTAGTTTATCATTGATCGGTAAGAAGTTTAACCACATGTAGTATTCACGCGCAAGAAACCATGCCTTACCGTTAGCTTTATAAATAACACCATATCTACATTTATTCTTTTGGTCATCCCAGTAATTACGGTGATCTCTAGATCCTTCAGGAAATGCGCAATAATAACCCTTCTCTTCAAATTTTAGACCCTGTTCTTTAAACATCAGAACAGTTTCATCAAATTCACACTTACCCGGCTCTTTAAATAGAGGGAGTAGGAAGTCTATGAAATCCTGTCTAGTAGCAAACTCTGTAGTAGTCCATATATCATTCTCCCAAGTAGGAACTGTTATGAAGACTTCGCTCATTTATTTAAGGCTACACACAAATTAATTGTTATAATATCTCCATCATACTGTATGATTAGTTCTTCAAGAGTTTTTTGAGATTTGCTCTTTATAACCTTAAGCATATCACCATTAAAGTATGCTACTAAGTCATCTCTTTTGAAGGCTGCCCAAGATTTGGTGTAGGGGTTGTAATGAAACAACCAGTTGTGTAATTCTTCCATATTAGGATTTTTGGTCATATGCAATTCGTTTTTCTCCTCTTACTCTAGACTTGTGCTCATCTAGTTCTTGTTGTACTGTTTTCTCAAGCATCTTAAACTCCGTTATTGTTTTACCGGTTGATTTAATCTGAGATAACATCGCATTTATGTTACCGTCCCTACCTGAGGTGATCGGTGCAGTTCTAGCAAATTTACCTAATTTTTCTAAGAGTAACTTGTTATCTAGATAATATCTGTAGGTAGGGCTGATTATAAACTCATCCATTTTAGCTATTGCAGCAATCATAACAGGATCCTCTAGAGTATACTCACCGGGAAAATCAAGAAGTAGTATACCTTCTTTATCTTCTGTAGGTATATTACAATAGGGTCCTTTTGGATGGTACATATAATGTAAAAAACTTAAAGCAGGAATAGGATCTTTATACTCGTCTATTATTGCTTTAAACTGTGGAATAAGAAGTACATTCTCATTCACTACTACTTTGCCATTGGCTATATCAAATACTTCTGGTATCATGCGCGTAATTAAATCGTTTATAGAATATCCATGCTTCAGTAAGATCCTTAATAGTTATATCAGCTATAAAACCATTAACCCCTTCAAAATCTACTGAACACTCTTTAACTGACGGTTCATCTGAACCTTCAGGATACCAGTGGTGTATAGCTGATAGTTTAGATAAATCAACTATCATATCACCTGGAGTTTCGGAAACACTCATCCCAGGAATATCTAGGTCTTTTAGTTTTCTATCTATGAGTGTAATGTCTATACTTACAAGATCTGGAAAATCTTCGCAAAGCCATCTCAGACCTTTTATCTTAGGAAACCCGCTCATCGTTTTCTCCATTTAAAGTGAATCCCCACAAACAGTATAGTAATATACATATCACTATAATCATTCCATGGAAAACCGATCCCTAGACATAATCCAGGAAAGGTTGTAAATGTTATCTTAGGTTTTTTCATCTTTACTTGTTGGCAAAATAGCCTTTTTTGTTTATACTCATCGTTGCTCATAATGTTCTATAATCGATTCTACTAGTACTAGGTTTTCAAGATCAGGAGACTTAATCATCTTCTTTAGGTTATGCCATTCAGTATATGTAATTTTATCTCCGACTTTTAACTTACTTACTTTAAATCCTGCATCGATTCTTCTTTGTCTGATCGCTTGTTCTTCAGCTTCTTTCTTCATTGCATTATTGAACAGTTGCATGCCGCCATATCCTGTCTGAACAATCAGTTGTCTTTGCGTATTTTCTACTTCACTATTTTTATAAAAATCACTTAGAGCTACTCTAAAGTCATCCATAGTTAGGTTGGTACTCATTTTCTTGGGTTTTCTTTAAGCCAGTTAATCATTCCAATAACCTCTGATTTAAGATACGGTAACTCGTAAGGTACAACATCTTTAACTATTGCATTACCCTCGTTATCTTTTTTAAGGATAGGATACCCGTGTTCATCTTCACCTTGTTGTTCAAATAGGATGTGATGTAGTACTAGCTTATTGGGTTTATAAATAGGATTATGTTTAAGGATCATGTACATATAGATACTTAATTGTAAAGAGTAGTGATTGAAGTTACAATCTTCAAGATGGGCCACTGGGCCAGTCATCATTTGAGATACACCTTCCCAGTTACGGAAGCTTTCCTTCTTGATCTCTTTATTGGTTTTATAATCTATAACATCAACCATGGTTTGAACAACTTCTACGCGATCGGCTTGACCACAAAGCTCAGCTGATTTCAAATATACAAAATGTTCAGGATAAATCCCTTCAGTCAATTTCTGAATAGGCGCTTCCTTTACACCGTTGTTATAGATAGGTTTGATAATGGGAATCGCTCTTCCTGATCTTTCGATAGTATTAATGCTTAGTAAATCAGCTTCTCTTTCATCATGGTACTTAGTACCGTTGGACATTCCGCGATCGCCTTCACTGGTCCATATCTCTTGGATAACCTTAGGGTCTTTTCCATACCACTTAGATCTTTTATTCTGAGAAGATTTAATCGATTGTGCAACCGGATCAAACTTCTGTTTGAACATACTTACAAAAGTAGTTACCCCTAACCAGTTGATCTTCTCGTTAGGGTCTAAGCTTTGATAGCTATGATTCTCTGCTTTAAAGGTTACTGCCATCTTCAGTATTTTTTATTCTAGGATCTTTGCTCATTCTAGCAAAACTTTCATCTTGTTCTTTATGCCATTGAGCTAATCTATCTGCTTTAGCTTTTAAATAATAAGGATCTGTAGTAACGTCACACACCCAAGCAGCTAGTGTACTTGACTGACAAGGTTCTACCGGTGCTAACAAATGAGGTGGATTAAATCCTTCTCTTATAATATCAAATCTAAAGAGTCTTTTGAATAATCTAAACTCAAATCTCTTAGTGACAATTTCTACACCCTTCTCAAGATTTTTTAGAGTAGGATCTGCTAGCATTTGATCTACATTCATAATGATTCCTCCTTCCATTTAGGACCTTGTGGATGTGTGCACCGTGCATCCATAGCTCTAAGTTTAAATCCTAAACTACAACCACAGTCAGAACAACAAGGTTGTGTTCCTGGTACTGCACATTTAGCGCCGGTGTGATCAATCAGTGGACATAGATTGCATATCTTCATTCTCTTCAGATACACCTTTTCCACTCGACCCTTCTTGAAGAGGCTGTTCATTATCCCCTCTAGGATTAGCCACTTGTTCTTCCAAATTTGTTTTATCATTACGTTTATCTTTAACATGTTTTTTCCTAAGCGTAGCTTCTTTGATCTGTTCTTCTAATATTTTAATCTTAGCAACTGTACCTTCAAGCTCAGCCTTTATAGCCATTTTTCTAAAGTTACTGCCGTTGTTGTAAGAAATCCTCTTTTCGTATTTCTCTCTAATCTCTGACAGTTTCCAAGACTTAGCATTAAAGGTGCCGATTCCTGCTACATAGATTAGATGATGTTTAAGTCCTGTAATAGATTTTCTAATCTCGTTCCAGTACATCTCAGTTAAATCTTTTACAAGATCTTCATTAATATTCAGTTCCTCAGCAGTTACCTTATATAACTCTTTACTCTTTTTAGGATTCAATGTACAAAATTCTATAGCTTAATAACGCACTATTTTTACTATGAAGGTTTAAATCGTCATGTATACTGATCTTCTTTTTACTCTTACCTTCCTTCAATATGAGACCCTTCTTCTCCATGTTCACCAAACAGTTTCTAACTGTCTGGGTGTTCTTGAAAATATTATGGGAAGCGGCTATTGTACAGAATTCTGTAAGTTCATATCGTCCTAATCCACCTAACAAGGTGAGACAATTATATTCCGCTTCGCTTAGCACCATCTTCTTAAAATGACAGTACATCACTAGCTGAAATTTAATCATCTCAGATCTTGTTAATTGGGCTTTTGTATCTATAACTTTTACTTTTGCCATGTTGGTTTAAATGACATTGTTATGGTTTCACAAACTGGAAGTGCATCCAGTCATAGTCTTTTTCTACACCTAGAGAATACCAGCCATGTTTATAGAATATGTCTATCATCTTCTTGTACTCCGGTTTAGCAAATTGAGCCGTCTTCTTAGTAGCCTTAAGCCTATTGCGGGAAGGATCCAGATCTATAGCAAGTGCCCAACTATGGACACTCCATTTAGTACCTCCGCGCATTTGTCTAAAGTTATAAGATCCGCCAAATAGGTTTATCCCTAACCTCTTTATTTCAGCAAGTCCATAAACCGCTAAGATTTCTTTAAAGATCTTAGTTAATGATGGAGCAGCTAACTTATGCACCTGCATCTTACTTGTTGTTTTTGTTCTATCCCAAGCAATAACCATAGGAAAGGGTAGATTGATCCTAGTGAGATTCTTAGTATCTCCGGGTTGACCATACGTTTTGATAATGTTTGC